TTGTCAAGATGAAAGAGTATTTGAAGCCATGGAACAAGCAGGCACACCATGTCCTTTTGAAGGTAAAATAGGAAAACAAGCTAAAGCAGCATGGAAAAAATATAATAAATTAAGACCTGATCATGACACATATGTAAAAAATTTGAAAATAAAAGAAAAAGCTGATAAACAAGAAATAAAACAAATTACAAAAGAAATGGAAGAAATAGATAAAGTTATATTACCGAAGAAAAAACCATTAAACTGGAGCACACCAAAATAATGGCTAAACCAAGTAAATTTTTTAAATGGGTTGTTAAGTTAAGAATGTGGTGGGCAGACATAAGAGGTCATCACGGTAAAAAATGGGACTATGAACCAGGTGATTGGTATATGGGTAGAAAAAAACAAAAGAAAGTTTCTCCAGAAGATTTATTTAACGGAGCGTAATGTCAAAGAAACCACTA